ACCTGTAGCACCTGTAGCACCACCAGCGCCTAACCGAAGGGCTGTTGTAGAAACTGGTTTACCAGCCACTTTAGCAACCAATCCACCAGTTTCTAAAGCAGTAGCTATAGCAGGTGCAGCAGATGGCGCAAACCTTGCAGCAGCTTTTACAGGTATTGCCAATGCACCACCAACACCAGCAGTACCAGCTATTTCACTTCCGAATTTACCAGCACCGTAAGCAATTGATTCTGGTTCAGCACCCATTGACATTAACGCTTCATCCATTGAGCGTCTACGATTTTCATTTTCATCTGCCGTTTCAAATGGGCGAAGTATAGTTGCACCAATAGAACCAGCACCACGGACAGCACCAGCGGCAAGATTGCCAAGTGTTTGCATTGATGGTAAGAACGAACCAGTAGCTTGTGCTGTATTACGTGTTGGTATTTCACTTGGCTGTTGTGACGCTGTTTCTGCTTGTGTAACAGGTGCAGCTCTCATTTGCCTAATGGCATTAGCTAATGCTTTTGCGTCTTGTGTGTTTCCAGCAGCGTCAGCTTTTATTAACGCAGCGCTAAGTTGTTCAATTGTTGCCATAATTATTTATACTTATCAAGTAAAGCATCAATGTTAGCAGGCATAGGTGTCGATTTATTTACAGGTTCATTATTACGATATTGGTATGTTTCATCAAATGCTTCTTGCATGGATTGTTTAGTAAAACCAGCTTGACCTTTCAATCGTAATAACGCTTGACGCAATGAATCAACCGATTGTGTACGTTCTAAAGACGCTTTTAAGTTTTCAAAACGCTCACCTTCTTTATTAGATACGCTACCAACACCAGCGCCAGTTTTAGATGCTTCACGTAATTCAGTTAAACCTTGCACAAATGCAAGATTTTTTAATTGATTCAAATCTGCTTGCGCTTGACGTGCTGCATCGGTAATTGGGGGTGTATTTCCATAAATTAAACCAGTAATTCCGTTTAATCCTTCTTTATTCTTTATTAACCTATCCACAGTTTCTTCAATTACTGACATGGTATTGCCAACAATTTTTACAGATTGTGTCGCTTTTGGCATAGATGCTTCGCGCTTTTCCATTTCTTTACGTGTTAAGAATGGAGCATTTGGTACAACGGATTCTGTTTTAGATGTAACAGGTTTAACACCAACGGTAGCACCATCACTACCAGCAAGAGGTCTTTGTTTGGCTTTTGCGATTCTAACTTGTTGTGCTTCTTCTTCTGGTGTAAGCAACGTAGATGCCCGTTCTTTTGGTGGTGTAATAACTTTACCAGTAGACGGATCATACATTGAACCACCAAATACTTGCATACCAAGTCCAGCATCAGCAGCAGCTAATTTTCTTATAGCGGATTCACCACCTGTTGCAAACGCTTCATCATATCGTTTTTCATCATCATCAAGCGGTATTCCAAGTGTTTGCCTTGCACGTTGAAATATTGATTTATAAGACAATGGCGACATTGCAATGGATTTTGCACCTTCACGTAAAGATTCAGCTATTCGTTCTTGACTTTGTTGTTCAATTTTTAATGCTTCTTCACCTAATCCTGCACTACGCAATTTATTGGCAATTTCCATTGGATTAGTTTCACCATAAGCAGCACGTCTTGCATCAACATTTTGTTGAACACGTAACGCATTTTGCATTTCCATATCTGCAATTTGACGTTGTTGTTGCCGTTGCGCTAACACATTAGCACGATCTTGTGCCCCTTGGTATCCTTGTTGAAAACTAGATGCAATTTGGTTTGGTAATTCAGTATTCAATAAATTAAAGTTTAAAGCCATGATTAATCCTTATTGACCTGAATATCCGAATGTAGGAGTATATTTACTTAAATAATTTTGAACATTTGGCTGACCCAACAAATTACCAAAACTTTGACCAATTCCTTGATATGCGCTACCTCTAGCTTGTGCGCCAGCTAGTAACGCATTACCTTGTGCAGCACCTACACCCATACCAATGTTACCAGCATTAACTCCATATTGTTGTCCTGCGCTACCTATTGATTGTGCGCTAGTTTGTCCTACACCAGCTAAAGATTGCAATGGTCCTAGTTTAGCTTGACGTTCTGCTTGGTAACGATTAAACGCATTTTGGTATTCTTGCGAACCCATTTCTTGACCATATTGTTGTGCAGCTTTAAGCGCCCCACCTGATATTAACCCACCTCGCGCAGCGGCTTGTCTGTCAAGTGCTTTTTGTCCTTCTGCCAATCGAAACGCATAGCCAGGGTCTTGTTGAAATTGTTGCATTCCAAATGGTGTATATTCGGATGCAGGTATGAGTTTGTTAAGTGCTTGTACACCTGCTTGACGAAATGGCTCTTGTAACTGAACCTGACGTTCAAACATTTGCCGTTGAACTTCACTAGCACGATCTGCGGATGCTCCATAAGTATTAGCAGCTTGTTGTGCAGCATTTGCTTGTTCTTCTGCTGATTTTGACGCATCAATACCACCACCAATAGATGCACCAATTGCAGCACCAGCGGGGCCACCAGCTAAAAAACCTAACCCACCACCAACCAATGTGCCTAATGCTTTACCCATAATTATTTCTCCAATCGAACAACACCGTTTTCTCGGCTTACTTCGTTAAATCCAAAATGCCGCGCTAATCGCAATGATGGATTATTACATTCATTAATTCGCGCAACAATTTTACCGTGTTGTTTACCCATATTGTTAAGGTATTTGTTTATTTCAGTACGCATACGCCAGTGTCCTCTTTTTTCAGGAATGATAAACAAGTCAATTTCGTTTCCCACTGACAAAAACGCACCACCATCAAACGAATATATTTCTGTTTTTTCTTCAACAATTTGACGCAAGTCATCCGTAATTTGATAATAATCTTTAATGACTTGCCAAACATTATCAGCTAACTTCACGTCCACTAACTCTCATATTAATTGACGTGGTTGTACCTGCTATGGTACTGATAAAGTCACCAGCATTTAAGACTTGACCTACTAACTCTGGAAATGTGTAAACTTCCGATGGTTGTAATGTTTTGGTTTTAGTAATCAAGTTTAAATTACCAGCACTACCAGAAGTAGTAACTAGGTTTACACTGATTGTTGCAGCACTAGCGCTGTAATTAGTAGCAGTAAATTTGTCAATAATGGTTGTAACACCATTAGCGGTGTATTGCGTTGTTTGTGTATTTTCCACTATCTTAGCGGGTACAAGAACCTTAACGGTTACTGTCATGGGTTACTCCAAAAGTAAATTGTTGTTTGCAGCAGATTGCATGATGATCCAATTAGTGCCGTCAGATACCATTGTCGCCCAATTACCGATTACATTCAAGAGGATAGTTGTTCCTGCGGTTGTACTATCAATGGGTACTACATTACTAGATGCTGAATTTAGCAATTGCGCTTGCATATTTTTAAAAGTCAAATACCTACCAACATATAAAGATGCCAAAGGTAAAGTTACAATGCAAGTTGATCCTGACTTGTTATTGATAATCCAAGTCTCATTAACGGCAACAGTAAAGTCGGCTGTCTTAATAACTGGTGCACTAGAAAGAGCCGCAATACTTGCGCTTATTGCGCCAACATCAGCAATTGGTTGAACTTGCAACGCTTCAATTTGTTTTTGAAATTCGGCAATTTCACTAACTTGACAACACACTTCTGTCTGCAAACCTTCTATCTGTTTTTGCAATTCCGCTATTTGTGACTCTTGGGTTGAACTTGCAGCATACGCAGCAAAATTAACAGGTGTTGGGTCAATGGTATGTATGTCTATGTAAGGTTGAACAGGTGGCCCAACCTGCAAGTCTAACAATGATGTATCGTTACGCCCACCGCCAGTCAACACAAACAAATTTAAAAAAAACCGATACCATTCACGCGAAATTAATCCTGATCGTTCATCAACAATCGGCACTCTTGGTGCAATGATGTTTGTTTCGTTTAATGGATTAGGCATTAGTTCCGCTGATTTGTAATTCAGCACCCATAATCGCAATTTTTACAGGATCGGTACTAGATATTTCATATACACGGTCACGCAGTTTAAGCGTCATACCCAATCTACGCCAAAACACACGACGGTAAAACTGACCAATTCTACCCATGCTTGCCCAATGTTCATTAGACCAAGTATGACCACCATCATCTGACCATCGTAACATAACTTCGGGGTCACTACCTTGCCCTAAATTTAAACCTACACCCGATTCACAATCAAGTTGAAGGCTATGCTGTGCGGTACGTTTAAGGTTGTTTTGACCAGTCGGTAATGCTCTCCATGACCGCAACCATTTTTGAATTTGACCGTTATCAGCATAAGTGTCAAGGTCAAAAGCGTATATGTTACCAGATTCAAAGTCACCTACAATTACATCACCATTAAATGACATTTGACAATTACTACGGTGTCGAGTAAATGCACCATTTGTAAACCCTGCACGTTCATGCCATGCTTGAGTAGATACGTCATACACCCATGTGGTATTAGCCGATGGAAAAATTAACACATAAAAAGCATGACCGTCTTGTTGATATGTATAAGCAATTGCGTCTGATAAATCAGAATATTGTTGGATTTGCCACTCAACAGCGTGGGTACTGATACGTTGACCAGTGTATCCGTTAGAACGATACACAATACCTTGACCGCGTGTGTCAGCACCAAGCCAGAAAAGGCCGTTATCAAGTTTTGCAATTGAGTATGGAGCTACGCAACCAATTTCATTAAAAGCGCCTTGAATACGTTGCAATGGAAAATCAGCAGCGCCAGCATCATACCAAACTTCAACAGAGTTTGTACCAAACACCCATGCTTCACGATGATCAATGATTAAACCAACAACACCATCAGGAGCGCCTTCTGCACTAGCAAAATCTAACGGGTCAATGTCAGTACCGTTTAGTAAACTCGTAACCCATAGACGTTGACTGTTTGGTTCATTAAACACAAAGTAACCATCAAGGTATCCAACAGTGACAGCACCCGGAAAATCAGGATCGGTAATCTGTTGAAACACGTCTGTTGTGTTGTTGTAAATATAACTCGGACCATTGCAAGCTATGAACACTTGTGTACCATTGTCGGCAATACTTACTGGGCCAGTACCACTAACATTACCTAATTTAACAGCAACATAAGATGTATTAATTTTGTACAGTTCTGAACCTGACACAACAAATGCTACTGTACTAACACTAGAAAACGCCCATACTCCACGGATAGGGCCGTTACCTACAGATTGTAAAAACTTTAAACCCGGTGTACGTTGCAAAAATGCTGGTTCTTTACCTGCTTCCGCTACTATTTCTGGAAACAAATTAACCATACGTGCATTAGCAGCATTAACACTACGTGTAACGTAAGTTGAACCAAGTATGGGTGTCTTCATTAATAGTTACCAGCGTAAATATTAAATCGTTGACGATTTGACACAATTGCGTAAGGCATTGACATTACATCGTCAGGATTGTTAATACGTTTCAGGTTACGTTTACTTGTCATTGCAATACGTTGTACTTGTGGGCTTGGTTCTACACCAAACTCAGGCGCAATTTCCATTGCTAAATTATAAGTAAACGCACGTAAATAACCGGGTGGAAAAAACAAATTAGTTGATATAGTAGCGGGATTACTTAACTCTTGTACGGATACAAAATGCCATTCTAAATCACGAGTTGGGCGTGGGTAAATTGACATCGTAATGTCAGGAAACCCCATGTTTACAAAACAAACTTGTGGATAAGTAGAAGTTACTGTTTTGACCGCAATACCGTTGTATTGTTGTTGATTGATAAATTTAATACCAAAAGAAACATTAGTACCGGGATCACGAAAGTATGTGGCATCATCAAGCAGTACAGGACGCAATCCAATAAAATCACCACTAGGGCCAAGCGTGCGTGTAATTAAACCAGCGGGCCATGTGAAAACTTGGTCTTGTGTGCAAAAAACAGATAACCGTTCAGTGTTCCAACTGTCAATCATTTGGTTAAGTGCCATCAAACTGTCTTGCATAACAGATGCAGACGTAGTTTCGCCCTCAGCCAATACACCAATTAATCGCAATGCGCGGTTAATTTGATCGCCAGCGGTATAAACAGCCATTTTTAATTCCCTTCGTTTGTCGCTTCAATCTCTGCGATTTTACGGGTATATTTGCGCTTTACTGCAAGGGTGTTAATCACTTCTTCATCAACTAAAGGCATAGATGGATTGTATATCGTCCAGCCATTTTCCACATCATATTCAGCTTCAATATGTGAAATTGCAACCTTAGTTCCGTAAGTAGGGTGTTTGAGATATATGTGCATATTAAAACGGGGGCCGAAGCCCCCACCTTATTAAGCTAAACCGTGGATAACGGAAT